GTAGCCATTAATTTTATCCTTTACAAAGGTAGTCTATGTAATACTTTCAGCGTTAGAAGTAGCTATTAACTTTATCCTTTACAAAGGTAGTCCATGTAAATTCTCCAGGTTTTTCTCCTTCATAAGTCCCGCCCCCAGCTTCTGCCAGTGATTTGTTTACTTCGTATCGGTCATTTGCTGTGTTATAACTTGACTCTGCATCTCGGTACTCACTTCCTAATATTTCCATGCCTTGGGATACCATCTGCATATCATGGATATTATCTTTATTTTTCTGGTCATATTTAGTTAGATTAATTGAAGTCTGTCTGTCGGATATCCCCGTAAAGTTTTGGGCAGCTAGCCCTGCTCCGCCAAGTGCCGCACTAAGCGTAGCCATCTTGTGTCCCTGATTAAAATTCTGGGCTATGTCTCTACCACCATGTAAAGTATTGCCATATAACTCTAATGCACTACCCGCATTACTGAAAGAAGAAGAGTTACCCCGAGCTCCTATAAAATCTAATGATGGATTACGCCCGCGCGTCGCCTGTTGTGTATCAGAGATCATTGCGTTCTTAGTGCGCTGATATATATCTTTTTTCCCCAGTTCCATAGACTCTTTAAGAGCGTCATTTAAAACGGGAGTTTTGATAAATTTTGTTAATTGATCGCCCATTTCTCCGGCGAACAATTCTGAACTTTTAGCTTTAGGTTTTTCGGGCTCGTCGAAGCACATATCATGTATCCTTTATTTTAAATATAAATTAGCGGCCCATGTAGGGGCATATCCGAGTTTCTCCATATACTTGTTGTAAGGAGAACTCTCAGTACAAGCCATGAGGTATGAGTCTGTTTGTTGTTTCATGATACTATCTAGTACTGGATTCATCAGCATGGTATCTCGTGCTGATACTTTCTGCGTATGGTTCCATACTGTAACTAAGGGGATACCCCCTAATGACCACCCCCCTACTATGTCATTATCTCGAACTAACATATGGGTGGGGTTTAATAAGGTATGTCCGTCCGCTTTTGCAGCTTGCATGGTTGCTTCGAAATCGTCTTGGTTCTGGATTCGGAGTATCTCAGGTATCATAGTTCTGTCCTCTATTAAATAGGTGGTTAATATAGGTCTTTATATTCCTCCATACTTTACAGTACGGACTATTCGTGTGAATCCATCTATCACACGTTGTTTCTCTTCATGCACTTCTTGTTCGAATTTCTGCAGAGCTGCCATACCCAAATCGGGGTTGTACCATTCTTTACCAGCCATCAGCCACAGTCTTCCTAATGCGCCTATAACAATCGCTGAGTAGTTATCATTAAGCGTAGGCCCATCCATAGCAGGAGTATTAATGGTTGGGTATACTGCTACTCGAGCAGATAAGGAGTTGGAAACACTTTGTGACGGTTTAGGGTATATCGTAAAGGTGTCAGGAGTGAGCCGAGTGAAATATTTGGGAGTACCCGCTGTGTTTCTCCAAGCTGAATCTAACTTATACAACTGCTGCTCAGTCATAGGCTGTAAGGGGGCATCTAAGTAATTAACCCATAATATGTCGCAGATGGCTTTACGATTATTTACATCTATATCGTAGTCCCCTATATTTTTCGCTGAAGGGGATAAATCCAGATCAATACGCCATGACTTTGTATCTTTGAAGAACTCCATTGCAGTCTCTGCAATACGATCCTCAATTACGAAATCTGGACAGAAAGGCACTTCGACCTGTACACGCGATGTTAATGTGCTATAGGGAGTATCTGCCATGATATTACCTTACTGCAGTAGCTGCGTTACGCGGTTCTGCCAGAGTTTCAGCTTGAGCTTTTAATCCTAGAGATTGTGCGAAACTACCATATGCTGACATAGCNCGTTGCCCATTCGCAGCGTATTCTGCATCTTTGCTGTACGCTCTGTATAGAACATAGTCTGCTATAACGTTGGCGTAAATATCGTCTAGTTCTATTACATCAGTTAAACCTATTGCGCTAGGGCTTTTAGAAATTACTGTCTCTACAACAGCGGCACCATTACTAGGTGGGAATACTAAGAAAGATCTAGGGTTCCTATCATCGAAGATGAAATATTTAATTTCACCGCTTGGACTATCGTTATGCCACTCTTGTTTTTGAGCATCTAATACTTCTCGATTTATCTGCCGGATTGCACGTTTATTTCCTGTTTTATTACGTACTATATCAATTAGGGATATCCCTTCATCGGCTATACTGAAACGTGTTTCGCCGCTTACAGATAGGGGTAGATCCTGTGCCTTTGAATTTGCGTCTGGTTTTAGGAGTACTATTTCACGTTGAGCATCGTTAAGCCACCCTAAAAGCTCATCATTATCCCAACGCACCGCATCGGGGTCCTGTAGGATTATGCGTACTTTACTTATAATATTTTGTGCTGTTACTGTTGCCATCTAACTTTCCTTATAAAAAGTGCCCCTCCCGGAGAAGGGGCGGGTTTTCTACAAGCAGTCTCCCCACCAAGAGACTGCTAAGATAGAACAGTTTTACTCAGTCAAATCGACAGTCATAATACCGTGGTCTTTTAACGTGCCACCTGTACCAGAACCACCTTGTTTGAAGACTGATTTCTTCAAGCCGAAGATTTTAGCTACTGAGATACCAGATTGGTTTTGGTAATCATAAGTATCTTCAACCCAGTTAGGAGCGCCGATATCAGCCATCGCTGCAGCTTGAGCACCACAGAACAGTGCACGACATTGACCCGCTTGGCTGTAAACATGGCGGTACTCATGTACCATCACGCCGTCAACTAAATAGCTTGAAGCACCTGCGAATAATGGGTTAGAACCCCCACGTACACCGGCATTACGAACGTTGGCTAAGAAGTCAGTATCTAGTTTCAAAGACTTCATCGCTTGTGGTGTTACGAACATATGATACAACTCGTTACCTTGCTCGCCTTTTACGCCACGTAAGAACTCGTCACGAGCTTTAGCTCTAAGTTCTACGATCATTTTGTAAGAAGCTGTGCCTGTACCTGCTACATCAATAGTAGCTGCTGCTGCTACATCAGCAAAAGTAGATGGCGCGATACTAGTACCGTCCCAAGAAACTGCACGAGTAGGAGCTGTTACATCAGCTGCGAAATCTAAATCACCTAGATTCTGTCCTGATGGGTTAACTGTCCTAGCCACACCATTAGTAGTTTGCGTATATGCAACACCTGATAGTGTTAAGAATGCCATCTGATCCATACGGTCTGCTAGCCAATAAGCTAGTACATCGCGTGAATTTTCACGGAAATTAACAATTGATTTCTGATCAGCCATACGACCCGCAATACGGTTCGCGTTACGGAGTTGGTCAATTTGGATAACCATCTCGAAGCTGTTCATTGCTTCTTCAAAGCCTTCCAATTGAGAATCGCCTACAATACCGTCGCCATTCAGATCTTGTAGTAATGAGATAACAGCTCGAGTACCCTTCTCACTCTTAGTAAGATAGTTTACTTTTTGAACCATTGCGTTGATTCCAGAGCCTGTGAAAGCATCTAGAAAGGAATTGTTGCGGGCGATGCGCCATAAGTCGCGTCCCCATGTTGTTTTTTGCTCGTCAGTTAAGAGCCCAAAATTGGTTGAGCCGGGCGAGACTAGATTAGGATATGCCATTTATATATTTCTCCAAAATAAAAACGTAAGTTAAGGTTCGGTTTCGAGCCGATGTTCGTTAACCCTGTTTTTATCGAGGCTGATCCTCGCCACCTTTTACGCTGGTGTAAGCTAAGTCATTACGTTGACGTGCAATGAGTCCGCTCAGTTATCGTACTGAGAAACGAGGTGTAGGGGTTCAGGGGAAGGACCATCCCCCCTACGAGTGAACTTTGAGGTTCAGATGAATATTACCACTGCTTATATAATGAAGTCAAGCAGTTACATGACATCTCCACGTAATCGCTGTAAAGTAGCAGCAGGTAGGGCATCAAACTCCTCTTGTGATAAGTTGTTTATATCAAGCGTGTTCTCACCCCGAGTTATACTACTGTCTCCCGCTAATGCGGGGGGTTGTTTATTAGCTGCTTGCACCTTCTGTTGAATATCCACTTTTTTAACGGCTTGAACAGGTTCTGCTGTTTTAGTCGTGAATAGCTCAGGATACTGGGCTTTAGTAATATTATATGCCTCAACTAACGCCGAAGACGGATCGTCCCCCGCCGCCATGAACTTATCCCGTAGCCCTAAAGTGTAGTCTGTAACTGTTTTGTTATAGTTCTCATGCTCTGGGTTATATAACGGGTTCTCGGTAGTAATCTGAGTAACAGTCTGGTTAAATCGTACATTAGCCTCGGCTTGCGTAGTCGAAGTCGATGCTAGCTGTTCAGCAGTAAAACGGTGTTGCTCCGCTT